GCGGGTTGGCTGCAGCCCCGGATGGGATGAACCCGTCTGCCTCAAGAGTGCCGAGAAGCTGATTCAGATCCTCGGAGATTCCGCCCTGCGCTGCAGTGGCAGTGCCCCGTGCGCGTAGGTTGCCTGCGGCTACGGCAGCGGCCACCACGTCGGTGGGCCACGCTATGGGTTTGTTGACACCGAAAAAGATGGCGGCATCCAGAGCGCGTGCGACCGCCTCCTCGAGACCGGGCCGCACTTCGGCCCAGATGTCCGTGTCGGCATCGTCAAGCACGTTCTGAGGAATCGGGACGATGCAAGCCAGCTCCTCGACGTCGAGGTATTTGTTGGCCCAGTTCATTTCAGTGGTCTGCTTCAGCCCCGTGTCGCCGGTGACGAAGTAAGCGGTTGGGAGAGCCGAGAGAACCGGGAAGCGAACCTGATTTCGGCCAACCGGGATTCTGCGAAACAAGGAGAGGGCCGCGCTCTGCCCGGTCAAGCTCGTCAACAGCGCATCGGACACCTCCTCGGGAATGAGGGCGTTTACATCCGTCCTCGAGATGATGTTTGTGTAGGGCATGGTTTATGTCCTTCCTGCCATCCTGCGGATGGCCGCGTTCATATCCGCAGCACCATCCGCAGACTTGCCCCGTGGCCCGCCATCGGCAGAACCGCGAGAGTTCTTGAATAGTTCCGGGATTTCTTCTTTAAGAGTCTTGAATGGATTCAGGCCGCTTCTCAGCGAGCCATCGTCCTCTAGGTCTTCGTCGGTCACATCGACCAAACGTATGACCTTCTCGGGATGCATTGCTCCCGCCTTGGTTGCTGCAGTGATCAACGACGTCTTAGTCTGAAGGTTCTTCCGGGCACCCCGCTCGTCTTCGAGTTGCTTCTCGAGTGCGGCCAGCCGCTGCGTAGTCTTCTCGGATTCAGACAGTTTTTCGTCGTTGATCTTCTGGAGCGCAGACCTGGTGTTCTGGAGATCTTTCTCCAACTGCTTGGCATGCTTGGCCTCTTTCTCAAAAGGCCGCAGCTTCTCGATCAGCGCACGGGCTCTCGCCTCATCAAACGGCTCCTGATCAGTATCTTTGTCATTGGTAGATTCGGACTCCTGGTCCGTAAGTTCATCAGGCATCTCGCCCTCCTATGTCGCGCGACGACCACGCCTCTCGCGAGGTCATTCGCTTTGAAGTAAGTCTTAAGCCGCGGGTAGCGGCTCTGGTTGGTTCGTGTCTTGCGGGAGAGGCGATCCGCTTATCATCGGAATGGTCACCCCTAACGCCTGCTCTTCAGCCAACATGGCCTTGAATCGATCAATCTGGACCTGGGAATAGCCGAGATCCTCCCAGCACTGCTGAAGAGGGACACCCAAGGCCCTACGCTTCATAACTGCGTCTGCCAGCTCAGACTCGGAGCGGCTCTCGGGATCACCCCAGATGGTCTCGGTATTCATGACCATCGCCCGGCGCCGATCCCCCGCCACCCGGAAAGCCAATCGCATTACTTCTTCCCACGCCTCACCAAAATAGACGGTCTTGCGGCGTGCCTTTGCAACAAGGCCGGTTTCTGCCGCCTTTATGCTCTCGCCGCTGGGGAAGGTACCCCGAAGATAGAAGTAATGCGGGGGCGTCCGCGTCTGTGATGCAATGTGCTGCACCAGCATCTCAATCGCTTGAACGAAGTTCTGCAAATCAGACGCGGTGAACTCCCCGAATTTCGTATCCGGCGATGCCGATACCCATAGCCGGTCCACCGCTGCCTTGAAAGGCTCCACCGGTTGATGAGTGTCTGGATCCTCAGGAATCTCCAAGCCGGATGCCCATTTCTGACGGAACGCCGAGAATTCGCTTGTCGTCAGCAGGTCCGCGATGAGCTTGTTAACCGAATCCTGTAGCGGGATGACCTGTTTGATTTCCGACTCGCCGCCAGGCACCCAACGTTGCCGGTTCACCAACGGAACCACTGGCACAATCCCCAATATGTTCGGAAGCGGTGAATCCTCTGCATCAACTTCTCGAATCGACCAACTGAGAATAGAAGTGGAACTCTTCGGTGCCTGGAATTTCCAGATCTCCTCAGGCAGATAGAGCGTTGCCATCTTTCGGCCGTCGTCCTCTTCCCAGCACTTCAGAGCTGCCACCCTCTTCTTCCGACTCCCGGCCTCATAAGCAACAATCATCTGCGTCGGGTGTTCGACGGTTATCTCAGGAACGCCTTCGCTGAAAGGGGACACCAACAGATACGATTCTTTGTGGATCAATGCTTCAAGGTGCGCTATCTGGGAATCGGCATCCAGCCCATTTGCCTGCCAAAGATCCCAGGCTTTCGTGTCCCCCTTGGTCTCCCTGCCTAACCGGAAACCCTCAACGTTTAGCCGCTCTTCTACCGCATTGACAACCAGCTCGGTCCAGTTATCGGCGAAAGCATCGAACAGGCCGCCGAATGCTTGCCTGAATTTGGTAGAGGCAAACCGCAGAGGATGTTTGCCGGTGTAATAGTCGTTGTACTTTGTCAGCTCCGCCTGCCGTGTCTCCAGCCGGTCTTTAAGTTTCTTTAGCCACCAGCCGGGGCTACCAACTTCAGCAACATCCACAACTCTAGAAAGTCACCAGCTGCCTAGAACGCTTTGGCTCGTCCTTGTGCCGAAGCCTTCGATCCAAGGCCATGACCCCCGCTGTAACTCCTGAGATGTTCACCTTGGACTTCTCCTTGTCTGGCTTGATGTTGCCATCGCCGTCTCGCTTCACGGCTAGGCCGTCGACCATCCACCGAAGGACAGGATTGCCTCCGTGTTGGTAGAGCTTCTCGAGAACCTGGCGCTCGAGTTCCTTGGTTCCCGGTGAGAGCGTGGTGATCCCCTGGCTCACCGGAACCATCGTCACACCCTCGTCCACCAGCTCGTTCACCATCGGCGTGATGGCGTGCGGGTTGTAGGCGAGCTCCTTAACCTGGAAATTCCTACGGTCGTCGAGGATCTGCCGCTTAATCTCAGCGTAGTCAGTGACATCGCCGTCGGTGAACTTTAGAAATCCATCTTTTTCCCACCCGCTTGCAGCGCCGGCGGTCTCCTCATTGACGTACTGCAGGCGATCCTTCGGCAACCAGAACCGGGCTAACTTCTTATCGCCGAAGTCCCAGATCAGTGAAGCGATGTGCTGGGTATGCGAGGCGTCCAGTCCACCGAAGCAAACCTCACCCTTCAGTTGAGAGTCAATGAATCCCACTCCCGCTGAAGCATCCCAGGCTCCAAGATCCAGCCACCTAGTGGCCTGCTCAGTCCAGTCGTTCAGATATAGGTTGCGAAAGGCGTTCTGTCGGCCGGGAGAGGCTTTGGCCTTGCGATACTCACTCCGCAGGAAGGAGACGCTTACGGTCGCTCCCAGCGATGGGTTGCCAGCCCTCCATAGTGCCTCGTCTTCCCAGTTGTATTCGCTACCCTCAGGCACCCCATAGCGCACGTAATGAAATGACGGGTCTTCAATGATCCCCGACTTCACCTGTTCGCCGTAGTCGTGCTGCTCTCGGCAGATGGAGTGCTTATCCGTCCCCGCCGTCGAGAAAGCGACGGCCAGAGGTTGGGTCCGGGCCCCCTGCGCGGAAGTCATCACATCCCACAACTCCCGGTTCGCCTGAGTATGCAGCTCATCAAAGAAAAGGCCATGGACATTCAACCCATGCGCGCCGGCAGCATCTCCAGGCAGGACTCGATAGATCCCTCCAGTTCCTGGGACCTCGATAAGGCGCTTGAAGACCCTGCATCGATCGGACAGAGTCTCGTTCGCCTCAATCATGGCCTTGGCCATGGCGAAAACGATGTTGGCCTGGTCTGTGTCTTCTGCTACGGAGTAGATCTGAGCACCCGGCTCCTTGTCGGCAAAGAGCAGGCGAAGAGCAATTCCAGCTCCCAGAAACGACTTCCCGTTCTTCCTCGGGATCTCGACATACGCGGTCCGGATACGCCGAACCCAACGCTTGAGTTCCCGATCCCAGATCAGGCCCCCAAAGATAGGCCTGATGATGTCCTCAGATTGCCAGTCGAGAAGCTTGAACCGCTGGCCGGCCCACCTCCCCTGAGAGTGTGCCAGGTACCGAGGAAACCAATTGACTACCTGGTCAGCGAGAGACTGGCAAACGTGGTCTCTTCGTGATCTGCAGTACGGGCAGGCGGTCACTCACGCTCGAATAAGCCGCGAATGACGTGGCCGCAATCCCCACAAGCCTGCCAAGAAGTAACGCCGCCGATCTCACGATCGATCTTGAGATAGCCAGACACCGAAACTAGAGCTGGGTTCCAGCATTTGGGACACAGACCGTCGACTACTTCATCGCCTAAGAGCTCGAAGTGGATCTGACATGCGGCTGGCATCAGTCGAGATCCTCGTCCTGGCTGGGGAGCTTGTCCGGTGCCTTTGTTCTCAAGCGCGCACTCGGCGTCAAGGTCAGTTCCTTCGCCAACGGAATTAGCAACCGCGTCTGTGTATCGGCTGCTCTCTGAGCCGCTTCCCGTTCTCCATCGCTTTTGTTGGGATTCCTAGCAATTTTCCGTTGCCGAACTCGCTCCGACCAAACATCGCAATACGTTGTGAGAATGCCCCGATCTTGAAGCGATAGAACCCGCTGCTGTACAAGGGGTGGCGCAACCCGCCGCCATTCGGCCCGTGCCTCTCGGTCAAGGCTTAACGGTGGGCTTGGTGCCACAGGAACCGCTTGAATGCCTCGAATGGGCTTCGAATGAGATGTCCTACCTCGTAGAGCACGGACGTTGTCGGGCATCGGCAAAGGCCCGCGCTGCCCCATCAAGCCACCTTCTGATTACAGCGAACACACCGGCCAGTCTTTGGGTGTTTGATTCCTCCGCACTTGCAACGTGTGACCGAAACTAACTGTTGTGCGGTGTGATTCGACAACGTAGAGATTAGTGGCCGAGCATTTCCCTGCTTCAGCCAATCTTCCAGGAGCGTACGTACAAGCTGCGAAACTGAGGGGGTTGTACGTACAGATTTTGAGCCAGCCAGGAGTTTTGTACGTACAGACTCCAGCAGCTCATCCCCAATGCGAAGTTCTAGGCGGGCCACGTTATCTCCTTTTTTGAAAACTCAGGCCCGTGTAAACAGCCCGAGAGCTTGCTCCCAGTCATCCACTCAC